CAAAGCCAAGGGATAGCCTCCTGGGAAACCCCCGGAAGGGCGCTAACAACACAGCGTCCCATGGACCGTACCGACACAGCGTCTTTAAACGCTTGAGGGCAGAGCCATGGGGTGGCGCTTGAGTTAGCAACCTTCCGAGACACCTAGGATTCATCCCCTATAAGCTAGACGATAGTCTGTCTAACTTATAGAGTGAATTCTAGATGCCTTTCTCCCAGGAGCCCGGGTTGGGTAACCCGGCGGGTGTCGGAACGAGAGTTCCTTCGCCCTAAAAGAGGAGTTGTCCTCGCCCTAGAAAGCCAGGCGTGGTTAAAATAGTGAAGTGATAATCGATCTAGCCTCATGTAACAACATAGGGTTATACTGATTATTTTCTTCGCCTATTTTAATTCACGAGATTACTTTCCGTACAGCCCTACCCGTTCCGACTACTACTTTGTGGGTTTCCCTCACAGAGAAAGCAGAGAACGGTGCAGGTACCCCGAGATGTTTAACAACCATCTGAGGGATGGGAGCTCCCTTTACTGGGATAAAAAGATTGGTCATATCGGAACTTAAAACTTTCCGAAGATGGTCTCTCGATTTATCAAAGTAGAGAGATAACTCCGCAATAGGGTAGTAATCTTTCCAGGTTTTCCGACCATCCTCAGGTGGCCGCCACTCGATGCGCTTAGATTTAGTCTCAACCGAGTCTTTATCTAGTTCACCAAAGTGGGACGAGTTCCCCATTAATATTGACAAATAACAGAAACCTAGGAATCTCCGAGAATCAAAATCGGGGATTTCTCTGTCAGGCAAGTTCATCGCCTGGCGGATAGTGGAGAGAGCTTTCGCTCCCTCTACTCTAGAGGTCTGGTATTCGATCAATGTTAAGAAGGAAGTTGCCAGGAGCACACTATTCCTACATAGGGACAGTTTATTATACTGTTTCCTAAGTCTGAATATGTACTCTTGGTAACTCCTCGCCCTGAGGGGGGAAGTCCCTCCAAAGGGATATCCCCGTCTCGACTCCTGGGAAAATAAGTTTGTTAGCTGAAATATATCAGTTTTACAAGCTTTTAATCCCCGGAATGGAAACGGAGTTATCTCTTCTCCTTTGTAGTAGAGTCTTTTGGCAAATTCACACAAGGTTTCACTCTCGTGTGTCTTTGCTTCTGAGACATCTACTCCTAAGGTACGAAGTATAGCTCTGTACTCCCTATACAACCTCTCATCCCCAAAGGAGATATCATCTCCAAGTAGGACATAAGGGGCTGTATACCAGTTTATGCCAAGTTTATCACAAGCATACCACACAATATAGTGATGTGCGAGTGCAAAAGAGGCCCATGATGAATATGCCCCCATCGGGTTACCAGTCTGATATCGAATTTCGATATCGTTCCGGTACCTGAAGGGAAGGCCTACCATCAGGGACTCTCAAGCTTGAACATATTCTGCTGGGAGGAACAAAAGCACTTTACTAATGAGTGAGATAGGAAATCTATCAGTTGCGGCCGTAAGGTCACAGCTGTAGAACTTATTCCATTTATTAATAGAGTCTTTCGCTCCGTCCTGATTAAAAGTATAATCCTGTCGTATAGATTTTAGTATCCTGAATAGGAGAAGATGCAAAGGTCTTAGTGAAGCTTGAGAAAAATAATCAAGTTCCGCTATGATCCTTGTTTTCCCCTCCATATCCGGGAATACTGCAATCCGTCGAGAGGTTATACCCTTTCCAGGTTTCAGAGGGTGGAGGATAGATAGAGTCTCGTCAGATTGATACCTGATGAAATTCACACTATCTGTCACCTTTCTGCCCCCCAGGATCTCTAATGCCTTAACTTGATCCTCTACGAGGGATTTAGCATCCCAAACTAGAGAGCTCAAGGTAAAGCCATTAGGACCTTGTTTGGTAGAAAAGTGCCACCTTCTGACTTGGAGGGTTTTCGGGACGTGACGTGTCCGTGTGAGTCCCAGCTTGCTCCAGAACTTTCCGACTTTCGAAGATACTTCCTTAGAAGTACCCTTTGAACCATCAGTGATGGTGGAGAAATCCGGGTCAGAAGGCAATGTAACAAGCCTAGTGCTATACAAGATAGTAGTCCAGTAGCGATGTTCTGCTACCGAGCTATTATCAAATATAGTTACTAGTTGTGGTACTCACATTGGAGTTCCCCTAGGTAGGGTTTGAAGGAGACTAGATCTCTCGGCCTTGTTACTACCGAGGATCTTGACGAAGAGATTCCTTTGGCTTTTATACCACTGGAGTTTCTCTCTGAAAAGATCTTTGTTAGTTACATGGCACAAGGGGCCTAGAACTCAATCAATGTCCATTCCGACACCTTGTTCCTTTAGGTAGGGGTTATTGGGTCTTACCAATAACTCCTCCTTTAGAAACCATGAAATTCTAGATTCAACCCATTGATGATAATAAATAGATCGAGGTAGTTTTGGCGTAGTTCTGCCAACTCTCCCTTTTTCTGTTTGTTTATTACTAATGTGTTGTTTTCTAGGTTTCATGTTTATAAATTGTAAGGTACCTATCTTACGAGATAGGGCCGGGCAATTAATTGAACCAGGAGAGTCAAGACTAGGATATCCCGGGACGCCTCATCAGCGTAGACGGGTTATCCGAGGCTTTATCCCCTCGGACCAACCCAAACTTAGTCCTATAGGATGGGCCCGGTTCCCCATTGTGCTCGGTTAAGAGGTTTATTAGCCTCTAGCTGAGCCCGAGCGGGGAGTTGGGAACATCACCATCCTACATTTCTAAGGTTGAAGCTGGTGGGGAC